ACTGCCAGAACTATTAATGGAGTATCATTTGATGGTTCAGCAAATATTAGTATTACACCTGTTTATACATCTCAATCCTATAATGGTGATGGAGTAGAAAACGTATTTACAGCACAGTCTGGAAGATCGGTGGATGATATTTTTGTTATTGCAAATGGTCTTGTATTAACTCCAACAGTAGAGTATACATATTCGAACACAACGACCAAGGTATCCACTGGAGGTATTGCTGGAGCTACGTTTATTACTGTTGCATCAAATACTAATTTAGTTGTAGGGATGCCAGTATCTGGAACTGGAATTGGAGTTGGAGCAAGAATTGATTCAATTTCTGGATTACAGATTAATTTATCAGTTGCTAATACAGCAACAACAACTGGAAATACTATCACATTTGGTGCAGTTATTACTTTAGATACGGCACCTTCAACAGGAACTTCAAATGTTTCTATTAGATATCTACCACTACTCAACTGATAAGGAAAATCTAAATGTCAGCATCTAAACCCGCAACTAGAGCAGAATTAAAAGCATACGCTTTAAGGAGACTTGGTTATCCAGCAGTGGATGTGAATGTTTGTGATGAACAACTAGAAGACCTTCTGGATGAGGCAATTAGTCATTATCAAGAATTCCATTACGAAGGTTCTTATAGAACACTAATTAAGATTGAAGTTACTTCTGCTATGAAGACAGTTGCCACTAGTTCTTCGGCAATTACAGGAACCTCCTGGTTGGAAGCAAATCCATATGTTGAACTTCCTCCTGGAGTTCTTGGAGTAGATAACGTGTTTACTCAAGTCAGTGCCTCTTCAACAATCCCAGGAAATATATTTAATATCAAATATCAATTATTCCTAAATGATATCTACGCATTTACTAATAATCAAATCTTACATTATTACATGGTTCAAAATTATCTAGAAACCTTGGATTGGGTCACTAATTCTAGATTGTATAAGAGACTTAGATACACATCTAATACAAACAAATTATACGTTGATATTGATTGGTCCGAACTCGGGGTAGGTGAATATATTGTTGTAGATTGTGTAATGGGTGTTGATCCAAATCTATATCCCAAAACTTATAATGAGCATTGGTTAAAAGAATACGTTGCCGCTTTATTCAAAGAACAATGGGGCCAGAACCTAAGCAAGTATGATGGAATACAAATGTTGGGTGGAGTTACTTTAAATGGAAGAAAAATTCTAGAAGAAGCAAAAGAAGAATTGAAACAACTTGAAGAGCAGTTAAGAACAACTTTCGAACTACCACCAATGGATTTAATCGGATAGTCCTATGTCAACACACACCGCTTCATCTTGCACCCAAAGCCCAGATCCAGCACCTAGTTGCCGTTTGCGATTAAATGGTACAACAGGTGAGCAGAATCTTCTAGCGGATTTAATTACTGAATCTATTGACATTTACGGTCAAGATGTATATTACATACCCAGAACTTTAGTAAAGGAAGATAGTTTATTTACTGAAGATACAATGTCCGAGTTTAATGGAGCATTTTTAATTAGGGCATATTGTAATACTATAGATGGATGGGAAGGACAAGGAGATTTATTAACTAAGTTTGGAATTCGTATCGAAGATAAAACTACCTTTGTAGTATCCAGAAGAAGATTTGAAACTGCTGTTGATACACCTGCAACTCTAATAGTTGATGGTAGACCTAATGAAGGGGATTTACTTTGGACACCATGGGCTAGTAGTTTATATCAAATTACTTTCGTCGAACATGAGAAACCATTTTATCAATTGGGTAAAGGATATGTTTGGGAAATGAAGTGTGAGCTATTTCAATGGAGTCATGAAGATCTTAATACAGGTATTGCTGAAGTTGATGAAATTGAAGATGAAGATGGATATAGTCTAGATATAGTATTCCCAGCTGGTGGAACTGGAAACTATACACTTGGTGAAGTTGTCACTGGAGCAGTATCTAGTGCAACTGGTGAGGTTGTATCTTGGAATCCAACTACCAGATCTTTACGTCTAAATAATCTAACGGGAGAATTCAAAGACAACGAAGCTGTTGTTGGTGCAACGTCAGGAACATCCAGAACAATCAATGTACTAGATTCTTATAATATGGGAGAGATTGAAGGAGCAATGAATAAATACTTTGAGGTTAAAGGAGATCTTATTCTCGACTTTACTGAAACCAATCCATTTGGTGAAATCGGAGATATGGGAGATAAATTCTAATGTTAGGCAATTATGTGTATCATGAAGTTTTCAAAAAAACCATTATTGGTTTTGGAACTTTATTTAACAACATTCAATTAAGAAGAGTAAATGCAGGTCAAACCGAAGTAATGAAAGTTCCTTTGGCATATGGTCCTGCAGAAAAATTTCTTGCAAGATTAAGACAGACTCCAGATCCCACACAACATAAAATTCAAATTACTCTTCCAAGAATTTCTTTTGAAATGGATACTATTTCATATGATGCAGACAGAAAGGTTGCTCCTACTCAATCCATAAAGGTTAAAAATACATCTGCTCAAGACGGCATTAGTACGGCTTTTATGCCAGTACCTTACAATTTAGGATTTACTCTTAGTGTCATCTCAAAAAATCAAGACGATGCTTTACAGATTGTAGAGCAAATTTTACCATATTTCCAACCATCATACAACTTTACTGTTGAGTTGGTTCCTGTAATTGGAGAGACTAAAGACATTATTGTAAATCTAGATAGTGTTACTTTTGAAGATGATTATGAAGGAGATTTAGATCAGAGAAGAGCACTGATTTATACTTTTAAATTTACTGCTAAAACATATATATACGGACCAGTCAGAGAGCCAGCAATTATCAGAAAAACTCAGGTTGATAGTTATACATCAATGGATACAGTAAATGCTCCGAGAGTTCAAAGATATACTGTGCAACCAGATCCTCTTACAGCTGGTCCAGAAGATAATTTTGGATTTGATGAAATGCTCAGTGAATTTACTGATATTAAAAAATGGGATCCTACAATTGGAGCGGATGAAGATATATGAGTACTTATGATAAATTAGATCAAGTTTTTGATGTGGAATCAACTGAAATTATTGAGTCACCAAAAGAACTTCCATCTACACAAAAACCAGAAATACAACAAGATTATGAGGTAACTAGAGCACAGTTGCATATGCTTGTTATGAAAGGTCAAGAAGCCGTTGATGGTATTCTTGACGTTGCCAAAAGTTCAGATCATCCTAGAGCATACGAGGTTGCTGGACAATTAATTAAGAATGTTGCAGATGTTGCCGACAAATTGATAGACCTTCAGAAAAAAATGAAAGACATCGATGAAAAACCTAGATCAAGTCCTACTACAGTTAATAATACTATGTTTGTTGGATCGACATCAGAGTTGGCAAAACTACTCAAGCAAAACTCAAAAGAAACTAAATAGAACATAGGATAAGAAAAACTTGGAGTTTAATATGACCGTTCTCAATGTTATAAGTACAAATAGTATTGCTGCAGCTGGAACAGAATATCAACTTGTAAAAACTGGTGTTTACCGAGTTAGTGCTGCATCTGCATCTACTGTTACTTTTGGTAGTGGTCCTGCTATCCAACTTTTTGCTGGTCAAGCAGTTCTCCTAAAGGGTGCTAGTCCAGGAAGAGCAGCAATCACGGCTGCAACAGATTCTGCTACTGCAGTATATACACTAGGAGATCTTGTAGGAGCAACAACTGGTACTCATCCATTTGCAGTAGGAGACTTTATTGCAGTCCTAGATCCATCTTCAGTAATTGCATCTGCATTTGAATCTGCAGATACTGTAGGTAAAACGATTACTGCAGCAACTGGTAATACAATTACTACAGATATTGACTCATCTGCTGCAGCTGCTGACTATGCATATACCAGTGGTAGCAAAGCATATGTACATAGATGTGTAAAGATCACTGCAGGCAGTAATGCAATTACGGTAGAAGAAGTTCAAATTGTTGGTGGTTGATATGCTAAACGAAAATGTATCTTCTGGAAATGCTCGCAGGGCACGACTTGGCAATGTTAAGCAGAAAGTAGGTTCTTCTG